ACCCTCATCTAACCGTGTCGCTGTGTGTCTATTCAGCGTGTTCCGTGGCTGCCGCCGCTTCGCCTGTGTCGTTCCGTCTCGATTCGTCGCTATGTTTTCGACACTTTTTCGACGTTTTTCCGGCTTCATGCTTCGCAGTGTTGGGCCTTTTTTTGGGCGGTTTTTTCGCTTGGGGCTTGGTCGTGTTGCTGCCACCAGAATTTGCATTCGGGGGTTAGCAGGCGTTTTTCCTGTGCCTTTTCCGCTGTTTCCTGTTGGCGTTGGGCGACCGCCTGGGCGTTTTTCTCTGCTTCTTGACGTTTTTCTGCTTCTGCCCTTTCAACCGCACGCCTTCTTGCTTCTTCGGCTTGCTGGGTGTAGCGCTTTTCCATCTTATTGAGGGCCATTGTCGTTGTTTCGGTCATAGTCGTTACTGCTGTACCTACGATTAGCAGTCGTAGCACATAGAGTGCTACTCCTGTGCCTATTACGCCGACTACTACGGCTAGGAATGTCGATTTTTGGCCCCTCATTTTTCTCCAATCCTTCGGGCAAACCAGCGTTCGGCGGCTTTCCTGGTTATAGCTATCCCACGTTTTGATTCGGCGAGTCCGAGTGCGCTTTGGCTTCGTCGTAGTCGGGGCTCGTCTGGCCGCAGTCTGGGGCGATCTGGCCGCTTGCAAGCCATAGGGCGTACTGCGGGTAAAGCGTCACCAGCGCTGATAGCTCTTGGGTGCTGATCCGCGTTCTTTTGTCGTATCGAACGGTTCGCCATCTTGTTCCGCCGATCTCGGTTTTCTTGATCAGCTCGTCGATGGTTGCCTTATCAATAAGAGTTCTAATTCTTTCGTCTGCTAATTCCATTTCGTTCTTGTACATTACAAATGTATGGGTTGAATCCTACACCGGCTGGCGTATAGTTCGTTTGTAATTTACAAACGTGAATTACGAATGGATTGCCTATTTGGTCAATTTGTTCAGATCACACAATGGCACGCAATGAGACGAATAGTGACGGATTGATCATGGTACTGGAAGAGCTGGACGCCTCGAAGCTTGTCATCCCCCAACGGGATGTCGAGACGATTGAAGCCTTTGCGGAACGCAATGGACTGACCTATGACACTGCACGCGCCTGGGCTCACAAGGGCGTTATTCCGTCAGTGAAGCTGGGCAAGCGCCGGATGGTCAACAGCGCCCTGCTCCGCAACTGGCTGCTTGATCAGGAGTGGATGGCATGACTCGGATTCGTTTGTCTGCTGAAGTTCGTCGTGAGGTTTTTCGCTGCCTTGTCCGCGCCTCTTCTGCGCGCCATCTGGCTCGTTTTGCTGCTGGTCAAGGCGACTTGTTTAAAGCACGTTGCTACCGCGACGAAAACCGCAGCCATCTTGGCCGGGCTCGCTTGCTTGTTGAGCGTGATTTGTTTGCACAGCTCAAGGCTAAAACGGCTGCTTTGCTGGCTCAGTTGGACAAGGACTTTCCCTGTCTATCAAAAAGGGAAAAGGATTTTTCTAAAGATGACTTCCCAGCTGAGCAAGTATCTGTTTCAGCCGCACGCCCAGGACTGCGAGTGCAGCGTATGTTTCGTGGCTCGCTTGCCAACAAAACCGCAACTATCGCCCTTGCAATCACAGCAATGCCCGGATTGCGTACCGGCTGGACAGCCCGTCCTCGAAAATGGCCGTTGGTATTGCACTCGGGCAACTCCGTGTGCGAAGCATACTCCCGCTCTTCATCCGCCAAAGTATTGGATTGAAGAGTTTTCGAAGGCAACCCCTCAAGTTTCTATTGCCGAAGAGTTTCCCTTCTAAATGTTAAATGATTTATTGCATCTATCCTTCCTGTACAGCCTATCTATATTAGGCCTCGCAGCTGGAATTTCCTTTATGCGTTACTTATGGCACAACTGGCTAGCTTGCTGGTTTGAAAAGGAGAAAAAACAACCATGATTCCCCCTCGCAAACCTGCCGATCAACTCCAGGACAAGGAAGTCCGCTGGTATGTGCATACGCTCTCCAGCGTCAAACAAGGTATGACCGAAGAGGCTTTTCGCCGTGGCGTTGATCTCTGGACTCTCGGCGGCGCCGTCCTGGCCTCTTGGCTTCAAGCTGGTTGCCCTGACTTCCCGTTTGGCAACTCCACACCCTCTATCCCCGCCCCGTCGCCGTCGTCGTCGATCGCGGGACCAAAGGAGCCCGAAGACTGAGCCGCGCAAGGGCGCGCAGCGGCGAAGCTTCCCTTGCGCGGCTCGGGCTTTGGGCTACGGTCCCCTGCGATTGATGAGACGGCAGAGGGGTGGGGATAGAGGATTCCCCGCCCCAGAGCCTGAGGAGGAAGGAGCGCTTTTGCTCTTGCTCCTGAGACGGACGGCGTAGCCGACATAACAGCTTTAAGCGTCCGGGACGGACAAGAGCGACAGGGATCGTTACCCGTAAGGGCCGAGACAAAGTGATAAGGAAATGCGCCTCATCGTTTCCTTATCAGTTTGGCTTGGTTCGCAAAGCGAATAGAGCCCGCCCCGTAAGGGGTCGCCCAAAAGGAACGAATTAACCAACACCAGCGGCAAACAAGGCTTTAAGCCAAGAAAGCCAATGGAACCAAACGAAAGCCCGAAGTGGGTATAGATAGGAAGTCCAAGAATGTTCGTAATCCCGTCAGCAGCATCCATCACCACCCTGTTCGTCATCAAAACCGACTTTTACATGGTCAAGGATACCGGCGAAGTCCGCGCCTCCGTGCAGGCTATCTCGCCGATCCCGGCCGGTGTTACTGGTAATGGCAAAGGCTTCGAAGTCACCGAATATGCCGCCGACGCCTCCGTCCTGGAGCATATCGACTTCGCCAATGGCCCGGTCCTCTGCAAGTTCGAATCGGTACTCCGCCCGATTACCAATCGGTTCGGCAGGACTACCAACACCCAAGTTCTGACGAAGCTCATCCAGGATCAACCGCTTCGCCAGTCCGCCCCGGCTCCGGTTGTCGCTCCGCAAAAGCCAGTCGATTCGCCGAAACCGTAAATCCTTTTCCCGCATTCTTTTTTCTTGGTGACAAATTGTGAATTTCCTGGGTTGTGATGGTTCATGGTCTGTCGGTGCGTCTGGTGAGATTAGCTGCACGGGCGCTTTGACAACTTATACAACCGAGGAACTTGGGGCGCTGATTAATCCGGCGTCCCTTACTCCTGAGGATTCAAAGCAACTGCTCGATTTGACCATTGGTTTATTCGTCGCGGTCTTTGGCGTCCTCGTTCTCAAGAAAGTCCTATGAGGTTCTACCTATGAAACTGTTCAACACTGCTCGCAAGTATGGCTCCAAGATCGTCCTGGCCGGTACTGCCCTGGCTGTTTCCTCCGGTGCTTTCGCCGCGCTCGATGCTGGTGTGACGACTGCGATGGGCGATACCAAGGCGGATGTCACTACTCTGGGTGGCCTTGTCCTTGGCATTCTCATTGCGGCGGCTGCCTTCAAGTACCTGCGCCGCGGTCTGTAAGACCCCCAGCAACTGGCCCCGCCCTGGTGAAGCCTCGGCGGGGTTTTTTTTCGATCAACTGCCCGAGCGGATGTTTTTTGTTAATTGAGCGACGCAGGAGCCAATAACAAAAACAGCCGCGAGATATCAGTATTTAAAGGACTCTCACCATGGCCTTTGATCCTCAGGTTTATGTATTGATCGTTTCCACGCTGGCGTTTGCGTGGCTGCTGTTCGGGCGGGTTTGATATGGAGAGGTTTTTAAAGTTAGTTGTGTTGGTGGTGGGTATTGTTTTGGGGCAGGCTGCTTTTGCTGTTGATTATTACTGGTCTTTGGCTACTCAGAGCTTGCCTGGTACTTCTTCTATTTATGGTCTTCATTATTCTTCGCCTCAAGCTGCTTGTTCTGCTACTGAAGCTGCTTATTCTTCTCCTAGTTGGACCGCTACAGGTTCTTCTTTAAGTTTTGTTTCCCTTACTTCATATCTATGTACTTTAAATCTTTCTGCTTCTAATGGCTCTACTGCTACTCCTTCTGTTTCAATTTCTCGCGGTGGTAGTATTTGTTCTTCTGGTACTACTTATAATTCTTCAACTGGTCTTTGTGATGTTCCGCCTGCGCCAATTTGTACTACTGGTCAGTCAAAAGATTTTTTAATTAATTCCGCCAATGGTTCGTTGCCGACGTCTCTCGTTTCGGAAGGTTGTGTTTATAACATTGTGAACGATGGCGAAAACTTTTTCTGTCAGTCGTCTACTACGGGCACGGGCTTTGTTTGTGCGGTTGAAGCGAAGGGGACGGGCGAGTCAAATACGGGTCCGGTGACGGATGCGCCGGTTGCGGAAGTTACCGAAAAGCCGACGATTGATATTACTGATCAGCCTTGTATTTATGAAACGGCGGCGGATGGCACGCAATCGTGTACGTCTTCTAAGGAAGTATCGAATACCGGTAAATATTGTGGAACTGTAAACGGTCAGCAGGTTTGTATCGGTGAATCTACGTCAAAGACTGATACGGTTGATACGACAATCTCGACATCTAGCAATCCCAACGGTTCTACGACTCAGACAAAGACGGATGTTTATACTAAAGAGGGTTGTACCGGCGTTTCCTGTACTACTTCAAAGACGACAACAACCAAGACAACGGTTACCGATTCGTCCGGTAATGTACTTTCGACTTCGGGTCAGTGCTCTGGCTCTTCTTGCTCTACAGATAGTAATAGTGATCAAGATGGCGATGGTTTGGAAGATTGTGCCGTTACTGATACCTGTGAAAGGAATCCAGTGTTGATGGTGAGCAATGCGATATTCAGTTGTCTTGTGAAGGTGACGCTGTTTCTTGTGCGCTGCTGAATCAAGAGAAGGAATTGCGTTGTAAGGTTGATAAGTTGTATGACTTGGATAGCAATAAGGCGGCGATAGATCAAATGCTTCAGGGCGATCAGTTCCAGGTTGATCAACAAGTAACCCAGGCGCCGTCTTTCATCTCTGAGGCTACCAGCTTTTTGCCCAAGTCTTGTCCGCCTCCTGAGACCACTTCGTTGTCCACGGGTGGCTTGAATGTTTCGTTTGAGTATCAGCCGCTGTGCGATTTTGCCGAGGCGTTGGGGCCTCTCGTTGTGATTGTGGCGAGCGTTTTTTCGGCGCTCTATGTTGGTCGTGCATTTGGGGGTGAGTGATGCATTATCTGGCGTTGATTTCTGTTCTGATTACCGCTCTTGGACCGCTGGTCAAAATGGTCATGAAAGTGTTGGGTATTGGGCTGGCGACGTATGTCGGTGTCAACTTCGTGATCGACGAAGCGCGTGATTATGTGATGTCGCAGATCGGCAATACCGGCATCGTGATCCAGGCGATCATGGGGCTGGCTCAGTTCGATGTTGCTATCAACATCTATTTCTCGGCTGTGATTACTCGGTTGATTCTTTCCGGCATGTCGGCGACGGGTAAGAATGGTCGGTATAAGTTTCTCAACAATGCGGAGAACTTTTAATCATGTCTGCATGTTTGACGATTCGTACCGGTCTGCAAGGCAATGGTAAGACGCTGAATACCATCAAGGAAGTCGATGCCCAGGCGAGCAAGGAGGGGCGGCCGGTTTACTATCACAACGTGACGGATTTGAAGCCTGAGAAGCTCAAGGCTTCCTGGTATGAGTTTGACGATCCTCTCAAGTGGCAGCAGTTGCCGCATAACGCGATTATCGTGATCGACGAAGCGCAAGGTTGGTTTGGTGTTCGTGATCCTCGCAAGGATGTCCCGGAACACATTTCGGCTTTCGAGGTGATGCGTAAGCAGGGGCACGAAGTCCATTTGATCACCCAGGACCCTCGCTTTATCGATGTGCATGCGCGGCGTCTTTGCAACTTGCATGTTCATTATTGGCGCATCTTCGGCTCCTCCAAGGTTTCTCGGTATGAGACGCCTCGAGTCGTTAACGATGTCGAAAAGCTTTCCAGCTTCTCGCAGTCGTCCAGGACGATCATCACGCTGGATCGGAAGTTCTTCGATGTTTATCAGAGTGCGAAGACCGAGCATCACTTCAAGTTCCGGCCGTCCAGGAAGGCTGTGTTGTCTGTCCTGGTCATCCTGGTGGTTGTCTATTGCTCGGTGGTTTTCTATAGCCGCATTGTTCCTGATGAGGCTGCTGCCCAGGACAAGCCTGCGGCTAGTTTGGGGGAGACGGTTGCCGGAGCTGCTAAGGCCGTTCTCCCGGGCATCGTGCCAGACCAGGTTAAGTCGGCTCCGGTATCGCCGGCGCAGTATGTCGCCGAGCGTAAGCCTCGGCTCGATAATCTGCCTGCCTCGGCGCCGATCTATGACGAGCTGACCGAGCCCAAGGCCTTTCCCAAGCTCTACTGCATGTCGAGCAGCGATCCGGATACTTACGCCCGCGAGCGGCAACGGATGGCCTCGGCGACCGTCAACGGCGCTCCTACGGTGTGTCAGTGCTACACGCAGCAGGGGACGCGCTTCAAGACCGATTTTCAGTTCTGTCAGAACGTCGTGGATTATGGGTTCTTCGATCCCACGATTCCCGATCGTCGGCACAAGGGCAAGGATCAGGAGTTTGAGCAGCAGGAGCCGGCGGCACAGCCGTCGACGCGGCAGGCTCAACGCGAGCGTCCTGCAGACCCTCGGCCTGTGGCTTTTGGCTCACCGGAGCCCGTGGTTGTGACCGACAGCGACTATTCGTCCAAACCGTGGAGGTGACTCGATGACCTGGTGCGATCTTTTCGTGTTTTCGGTGCCGCCGCTGGTGTTTCTGTCTGTCGGCTTCATGCTCTGGGTGCGCTCGATTTTCTGAGCCAACGCTTCGCATAACTTGGAGGTGATTAGCCTCCGAAGCGGCGGTTTTTTTGCGGACGGAGCGACGCAGGAGCCCGCCGCAAAAAGCCGCCGCTTCGGGTGGTGGGACGTCCCTGTAGCACGTCAATAAAAGCAATTTCGTGAGTGTCGTTTCGTCTCAGTAAGGGGGTTTTGTGAAAAAGTCAGTCGATCAGGTGCGCGTGTTCATGGGTGCCGGCGGCGAGGTCCAGGAGGACCCGAAGGGCCGTTTCTTTTTCGATGACCAGCGTGCGTCGTTTACCGACCTTTCCGGCGTCCGCCTGATCCGCTGCGGCGTCGATACCGTGCGGCAGCACTATCGCGGCATGCTGCGGCCTGAAACGCTCGCCCTGGCCGAATCCAAGCCCGGACTGGTGGACTTCGCCGGCTACCGCTTCCACTTAAGCCGGGTCGGTCGCGACTCCGGCTATCAGTACAAGCTCCAGAATGCTGACCTTGGCCTGATCCTGCTGTTCAAGAATTTCAACGTCAAACCCGATGCGATTGGTCCCCACCTCAAGATCGAGGTGAGTCCGCATGCCATCGACCAGCAGGATTCGCGGCGCCTCCAGGAGCAGCTCGATTTCCTGGCTGATGCGGCGCTGACGCACAGGGAGCGCTCGCAATGCGCGGTTCACATTGCGCTCGACCTCCAGGGCTGGACGCCTCCGGCTGACCTCGTGGCACGACTGCACTGCAAGGCAACGGCACAGCGCCGGTTCGACGGTGTGTCCTCGTTCGAGTGGGCCGACAAGTCCGCCGTCTACGGCCACGGCCAGTCCTTTCTCTGGGGCTCCGCAGGGGCCTGCCAGCTCGCCATCTACAACAAGACCGAGCAAGCCAGGGCCATCGACAAGCTCGACTATTGGGAAAGCGTCTGGAAGCGTTACAGCAACCCGTTCGATGAGTCGGACCCGGCCAACTATCAGGAGGATCAACCCGTCTGGCGGATCGAGTTGCGCTACCACCATTCCGTTGTTCAGCAGTTCGCCGACGGTAGCTGCTCGATCCATACCGGCCAGTTCATCAATTCCGACTGCTATGCCTCCCTTGTGCCGCACCTGGACGGGCTCTGGCGGTACGGCCTGGGCAATTTCCGCTTGCTCTCCCGTCCTGACGTCAATGATCCGCTGTGGATCCTGATTCGCGACGATGTGCGGGTGGAAACCGGCCGTGACTCGCTCCTGGACGAAACCGAGTACCGCCGCTACTACAAGACCGCCAAGGGCTTCTCCGGCAAAAACGTGGACCTCATGATGGGAAACTTTGTCACGCTCCTGGCACGGCAGGGCATAGGCGCAAAAAAGGGGATTGAGGCACTCAAGACCCTGCCGGTCTGGAAAGTCATCCAGGAGCACTATGCGGCCAAGGAAATGACCGAACGGGACATTTACCGGCAGATCAAGGAGCGCCTCGAGGAGCGTGTCGTGCGTTGGGGGCGGGCTGTCTGATGGCGATTCAGCAAACTCCTGACGGTCGCTGGAAAGTCGATGTGGAGCCGGTCAAGGGCCGTCGCTTTCGCAAGACGTTCAAGACCAAGGGCGAGGCGCAGCGGTTCGAGTCGACGTGCCGAATCAAATGCATCGAGACTCCCGATTGGTCACCGCGGCCGGCTGATGTGCGTCGGCTGACAGCGTTGGTCGCTGCCTGGTTCGATCTTCATGGCCACTCGCTTCGGGATGGTCTGCGGCGTCGATCCAAGCTCGATGCGTTGGCCAAGCGCCTGGGCGATCCGATTGCGGCTCGCCTTGATCCGCAGGTCTATGCGCATGACCGTCGCGTGCGGCTGGAAGCTGGCACTACGGCCAAGACCTTGAACAATGAGCTGGGCTATCTGCGGTCAGTATTCAATGAGCTGCGGGGTCTTGGCCAGATCGACTATCAGAATCCGCTCGCCCTGGTGAAGCCGTTGCGTATCCAGGAGCGCGAACTGTCCTGGCTGACTGCCGAGCAGATTGCTGAGCTACTCGAGTCGATCCGTTCGGGCTGTGACAATCCGCATGTGGAGCCGATTGTCTTGATCTGCTTGGCAACGGGGGCGCGCTGGTCGGAGGCGGAAAAGCTCAAGCTCACTGCTTTGCGGGCTGGAGTGGTCACGTTCAGCGGGACGAAAAACGGCAAGGTCCGGTCCGTGCCGATCACTGCCAAACTGCATAACCTGGTCGTTCGTCACTGGAAGCGGCATGGAGCTTTTACGGGCTCCATCACGTCGTTCCGCCGTGCCTTGGCGCGAACCTCGATCAAGCTCCCCAGGGGGCAGGCTGCGCATGCGCTCCGGCATACCTTCGCCAGCCACTTCATGCAAAACGGCGGCAACATTCTGACCTTGCAAAAGATTCTTGGGCATTCCAGCCTGGCGATGACCATGCGCTATGCGCACCTGTCACCCGATCACCTGTCGGATGCGATCCGCTTCGGCCCGCTGGCTTCGTTCGACACTTTGTCGACACCCAATGAAAAAGCCCCTGAAAATATCTAGTATTTTCAAGGGCTTATTTGGTGGAGCCGGGGGGATTTGAACCC